TCAAGCCGACGCGTCAGATTTGCCGGTGTAATCCGCGGAAAGAGCGCGGGCGCCCGGATGAACATCCATCCCGGCGTTGCCGGCACTGTTGTGGTTTTGCCGGAGATCATTCTCGTGGAGACGCCGGGCCGCCTTTATCGACGCCACCAGATTGGCGATGTCATGCTTGAACTCATCCTCGAGGCGCGCCGCTGATTTGGCGAGCAGCTTGTCTCCGGCATCTTCCAAGGCGTTCAAAAGGCGAAGCGTTTTCATAATCTGGCCCCATGCGCATTCGCTCGGAGAATGATCAGTTTCATCAAAAAAGCAAGATACATTCATGCGTGTAGTTCCATCCGATCCACACGCGTCCGGATGAGAAAACCCGCGATGCCGACGCTCGTCGCTGGGCGGGCCGGCAATCTCGCCGGCACAGAGCGGGGGACATGCAACTCCCTTGAACAAACGCCATCTTGACGGCACATCCCTTCCGTGACTATACCCCGCCGGTCGACGCGAGCCTGAGGGCAGGCGTTCGGGCGCGTAGCTCAGCGGGAGAGCACTGCCTTCACACGGCAGGGGTCACAGGTTCAATCCCTGTCGCGCCCACCATTTTTCTCTAGTAAAATCAATGCGTTGCCTGTTGGTGTTGCCTGTCCGCTTCGGCATTGTTTGGCGCAATTTTGCAGAACATAGAAAGAACGGGCGTGGAGAATTCGTGGACTTTGTTCACTTCGCGTTCTTCCGGGTGTTCCTTGTCGGCAGCAGGTCGGCGCGCCGCGCCTCTTCCGATTCAACAACATGTTCGTAGCGCCGCACCGAGGCGGCATCGCGCCAACGCTTGGTTTCGAGCAGGCCGCGGGTATCGGATTTGCCGTAGCGGCGCATCCATGTCGCCCAGGTGTGGCGGAATGTGTGAAAGCCGACGAAGGCGAGATCCGGTCCCGCCGCTTTCCTGGCCTTGTCAAGCAGGGTGTAGATGCGCCCGCACTTGGTAAAGCGGAAGACCCGCTGTCCCTGGCGCCCCAGGCCGCGCGGGTGATTGGCGAGGTCGGCCACCAGCACGGGCGGCAGATAGGCCGTGTAGGGGTCACCGTTCTTCGATGTCTCGATATAGGCGTTTGCCTCCGACAGATCGAGGCGGTCGACCTTGAGCCCCAGCCCCTCGCTCAACCGCGCGCCGGTGTAGAGCAGGAACGACAGGAAGATCGCGAACTCGCGGTCCACGCCTTCGGCGGCCTCGAGCAGACGGAACGCCTGGTCCGGCGTCATCCAGTCGGTGCGCGGCGTGCCGCGCCAGCCTTTCGGCCGGCGTATCGATTGCTCGACGCCGGCATGTTTGAGAATGGCAGAGATCGGCGTGTAGACCCAGCGGTTGCGGGTCGCGGCCGCGGCCTCCGGCTTGAGCGCGATCGCCGTCTCGTCGATGAGCTGCTGATCGATGGCTTCGACCGCATAAGCGCCGAGCCGCTCGACGATCGGGGCGAGGTGCTCCTGGTGTCCCGTCGCGGCCATGTAGTCGACTGCAGCGTCGAGGAACGTCTTCACCCCCTTGGGGGAAACGAGACCACTCTTGATGTCGGCTTCGATTTTTCGGAGGACTTTTGCTGCCGTAGCTCGGTCAGTCGCCTTTGTGCTTCGGTCCACAGCGACCCCGAGATAGGTGCCGCGAACGGACCAGTAGGGGCTCTTGCCGGGCCTCGGCGGTTTGAGCTTGAGCGGCATGCCTTCTCTCCCTGTCGGCGTTCCTCGGCCTGCTGCCGGGCCAGTTCGCGCGCCTCTATCCGCATGGCGGCGATCAGCGCCTCGATGTCGCCGGCCGTGAAGCGCTTGCGTGTGCCGTTCACAATGTAATGAGGGTGACGCTGGATCAAGTCCTGGAGGTTGCGGCGCGAGATTCCTATGCGCGCCGCGGCTTCATCCATGGACAGGCTGAGGGGGGCCATCCTCGTTACTCCGCCGAGCGGTCGTGCTCGATCGCCTTGTCGGGATCGGCCGTGCGCCAGTCGGGCCAGTCGCGCCGTTCGTTCCGCGATTGCTTGTCGACGATCATCCGGCACGCCTCGTCGGCAACTTCGTCCTGGTCCTCGATCACGAAGGAGAGGCTGCGGGTCAGTCCGTCGAGGCCGAGAATAACGACATCGACCCATTCGGAGGGGCAGCCGTGAGATTCTTGAACCTCTTCGAGTTCCTTGCGGATATGGTCGACCACGCCGTTGGTCCGGCTGCCGGTGCCAAAGGTGGCGCGGCTGAAGGCCATCTGGCGGAGAAGATGCTGTTTCAGGTCCATGGCTGGTGCTCCCGTTAGCGGAATAGAAAGATGGCGATCGTGCAGAGGATGATCGCCGTCTCGATGTTCTGCAGGGCGTTCACGACTTCGCTCATCACTCCGCCCTCGGCGCGAACGTCACCGGCTTGTCCGGCCCGTGATAGGTGGCTATGAGCCGCTGCTCCCGGCCGAAGGCGATCCAGCAGCCGTCGCAGTCGTCAACGCGTTCGCCGAGCATCGCGTCGTTGAGGCTGCTGATGATGTCCTCGAAATCCCAGACCACGCTGCCGTCGCCGTCCACGATTGCCGTGAACTGGTAAAGGTGCGGCTCGCCCGTCACGGTGATCCCGCCGTCCGGTTCGCGGAAGGCGTAGCCCCAGGCGAAGATTTCGAGACTGGCGGCATCGAAGGTTTGGCCGATCTCGGCCGCGACCGCCCGCCGCCAGTCCGGTGCCGGCTTCGAGAGCCATTCGGCCCAGCCTTCGGGTGTGGCAGCGCACGGCACAATCTCGTCACTGTAGTCGGTCAGGTAATAGTTGATGCTCATCGTCACACCCTCATCGGCATCAGAACGATGCGGTTTTCGATCACCTCGCCCTCGCGCGGGGCGGGCAGGAAAAGTGCCGGCGCGCCGCCGTCGCCGAGTTCCAGCCGCGTCGGGCCGTCGATCAGCGAGAGGATCTCGGCGAGGTATTTGCCGTTGAAGCCGATCTCGACATCGTCGCCCTCGATGCCGCCGACGGTGGCCTCCTCGCTGGCGTCGCCGGCGTCGGGGTTGATCACCGAAAGCCGCACCGTGTCGCGGCCGAACTCGAGCCGCACCGCGCGGCCGCGCTCGGTGGAGATCGTCGTCACCCGGCCCACCGCCTCGGCCAGCACCGGCGAGCCGAAGGTCCAGACATTCTCGTTGCCGGTGGGGATCACCCGCATGTAATCGGGGAAGGTGCCGTCGATCACCTTGGAGATCAGCTTCTCCGAGCCGGTCTCGAAGTGGACCGCGGATTGCGTCACGCCCACCGTCACCTCGGCCTCGTCGCCGGCGGCCTTGAGCATCTTCTGCAGAAGCGCCACCGTCTTGCGCGGGATGATCACACCCTCGAAATGCGGCAGCGTGGCCTCGCCGGTGATGGGCAGGTCGGCCAGCGACAGCCGGTGTCCGTCGGTTGCAACAAGGCGCAGCCGCTCACCGTCCAGACCGCCGTCATGCACATGCACGTAGATGCCGTTGAGGTAGTAGCGCGTCTCCTCGGTGGAGACGGCGAAGGATGTGAGCGCCAGCATGGCTGCCAGCCGGCCTGCGGGCAGGGTGAAGGTCGCCGGCCCGGCGTCGTCCTCGCGCGCCCTCATGGCCGGCCAGTCGCTGCCCGGCAGCGTGTGTACGGTGAAGCGGGAGCGGCCGGAGGAGACGATCACCTGCGAACCGGTCTGCTTGAGCGTCACCTCGCTTTTCGGCGCCTGCTTGTCGATGATGTCGACGAGAAGCGCGCCGGGCAGGGTGATGCCCTCGGCGGGCAGCGTGTCGGCGGCCATGTCCACCTGGCTGGTGATTGCCACGTCGAGGTCGGTCCCCGATACGGCCAGCTTGCCGTTGTCGCTGGCCTTCAAAAGCAGGTTGGCGAGAATGGGAATGGTGTTGCGGCGCTCGACCGGATCATTGGCGGCGCGAATGGCGGGCAGCCACGCCTCGCGCGGCGCGGTAAGGGCGAATCCGTCTTTGCTGGGTGCCTTGGGCATGGCGTGTCTCCGGATCGTTCGGGAAGGATGCGGCGAGCCGTGCCCGCCGCATCGTCGTCAGATCGCCCTAGCGGGCACGTGCCTCGTCGGTGCCGGCGTACCAGGGCAGTTTCGTCGCCTCGGCCGCGGCTTCCACGTCCTCGGTCACCCGCTCCGTCACGGCGATATCCGGGCGGTACATCTGGTAGAACCATGTCACCGCGCCCTCGCGCACCCGGTAGCGCAGCCGCACGGCAATGCGCTGGAGTTCACCCATGTGGAAGATCGGGATCTGCAGCATGAAGATGCCCGGCACGGTGAGCTTCTTGCCCGCGGCGTCGTTGTGCACCTCGTCCCAGACGATCTCGCCTTCTCCCGATTGCAGGGTGACCGCGCTCGAGGCCCGGCTCGACACATGCACCTGCAGCCCGCGCGAGAGGGTGACCAGTTCGCTCGGCGTGGCGATCTTGGTCATGAACTTGCGCTCGAACTCGGTTACCTCCATGTCCATGGGGGAGGAGAGGTCGCCGATATTGTCCTCGATGAAGGCGGCGAATTCCTCCTGCTTCATCGGCTTGCCGTTCATGGCCACCCAGGTCTGCCACTGTTCGGAGCGCGGGAAGGGATAGTGGATACGGTGCTGGCACCAGGCGGGGATGCCGTCCTTGCCGCCGTGGTAGTCGACGATTGCCGTCATCGAGGGGTTGCGCCAGTCGAGATCCGCGAAGATGGCGCTGCTCTCGTGGGCATGGCGCTCGGTGAGTTCGATGAAGCTCGCCAGCGTGCCGACGGTCGCCGTCCCCTTCTTGCGCTCGGGAAACAGCCGCCATTCCTCGGCGAGTGCCTTGAGGCTCGTATAGTCGGGCCGCTCGCCATGGCGGCGGGCCAGCGGGACCGAGGACGGCAATCCGTCACCGTTGAGCGTGAGGCTCTGGATCTCGACGCCGGCGGCGTTGCGGGCGAGTTCGGCGATTGCTTCGATGGCGCGCGCCGGGTCCGGCAGGGTGATCGGTTCGCCGATCAGTTCTTTGGTATTGGGCATGATCCTGTCCTTTCGGGTTTGGGAGGTTTCAGCCTTCGGCGCTTTCGGCGCTTCGGGCATTGGTCACGCGCGGCCCGCCGAACATGTCCTGCTGGCGCGGATGTTCGGTGGAAAGCTCGCCGTTCTCGGTGATCCAGTAGAAGGAGCGCGGCCGCGGCTGCTTCGGCGTGGCGGTCTTGATGTCGGCGGAGATGGTCACCGCGCCGTTCTCGGCCGAAAGCTCGAGCTTCAGCGTCACGCTGCCCTTGTGGGTCTTCTTCTGGTCCTCGCTCGACATCTCGTAGAGCTGGCGGAAAACCTGCGAGAGTTCGGTCGAAAGCGCCTGGTTGAGCTGCCCGCCCTCCAGCGAGCCGATGAGAATGGAGGGATCGCGAATAAGCATGGTCGGTCCTTTTGGGGTCAGAAGGGGATGTCGTCGTCGAGGTCGCGGCTAGTTCCTGACGTCCTTGATGTTGTTCATCCGCATCGCCTCATCGAATGAGTGCCGCTCGGCGAAGGGAGTGCGAAGATGTGGATTGCAGGTAAGGATGAGCGTGCGCGGCCTGGGCTCCTGCACTTCTCTCTTGAAGCGGGCCTCGTCCTCGCTCTCGTCGAGAATGCGCTTGCATCCGAACGCCGCCGCGAGTGCTTCCTTGTGCAGCGTTTTCCCGCAGCCGGGCGGGCCATAAACAATGACGTCGTAGTTGTTCATTTCAGCTTCCTTCCATCAAAAGGGAATGTCGTCGTCGAGATCGCGGCTGAAGTTGCCGGTGTCGGTGCCGCTTGCCTTGGTTCCCGCGGCGCGGTCACCATCCATGCCGTAGTCGCCGGGGGCGTCGCCGCCGGGTTTGTAGCCGGTGCCTTTCGCGCCATCGAGCATGGTGAGATTTGCGGAAAAGCCCTGCAGCACCACTTCGGTGGACCAGCGGTCCTGCCCCTGGGCGTCCTGCCATTTGCGGGTGGCGAGCTGGCCCTCGAGATAGACCTTCGAGCCCTTGTGCAGATACTGCTCGGCGATCTTGGCGAGGCCCTCGTTGAAGATGACGACGCGGTGCCACTCGGTGCGCTCACGGCGCTCGCCGGTGGTCTTGTCGCGCCAGCTTTCCCCGGTCGCCACCGACAGGTTGGCGATCGCCCGGCCGTCCTGGGTGCGCCGGATCTCCGGATCGGCGCCCAGATTGCCGACGAGAATGACCTTGTTGACGCCGCTCATGGTTTTGTCCTCGCGCTGTCGCCCTTCGGGCTCGCTCCGGACGGGGCCTCGCACTGGCTCGGACACGCGGTCGCGCTTGCGCCTTCGGCGGGGGGGGGAGATCTCTCGTTCTGGATGTGATGGAGCACGAAGTATCGCGCGCCGGCCAGCCAGGCCGGTTCCTGATCGGCTATCCAGTCCGAATAGGTGATATCGTTCCTCATGAACGGTCTCCTTTGGTGGAACGGGTCTCGGCCGCAGGCCGCAAGGCCGACCGGCCGTCGCGCCTCGTGGCGCGGGCTTCCCGCGTCGCCGCAGGCGCGCAAGGCTTGGGCGAAGGGCCAGCCGCGTCAGCGGCGCTCGGCCCGTCAGACAGAGCGCAATGCGCAGCATGAATCGCTTCCTGCTCGATGCGGCGTTCGGCGCCGATCAGCCTGTCGAAGGCAGCGATGAACTGCTCCTCGGCCTTCATCGGCGCGAGCGGCTTGATTCCGCCCTTGAGCTTGAGCGGCGGGGCGTCGGGCTCGAGCAGGCGCGGCCGGGCGTTCTCACCGAACAGCGCCAGCATCTCGGCGTCGCACATGCGGCGATCGAACCAGCCGATCAGCCGTTCCTGCTCGGGCGAGGGCATCGGCAACCGCGCGGCCTGCCAGCCTGCTGCGCGCCATTGATCTTTGATGTTCTCCCAGGAGAGCTTGACGGCGCGGCCGATCCCTTCACGCTCGCCCGCCAGACGCGCCGCGTGTTCCGCGTGCAGCCGCGCGACCGGCGTCGCCTTGTCGCCCACCAGATGCTCCTCGCCATCATGGAGGAGAAACCACGCGGCCAGCAGCGGGTCGCCGGTCTCGCGCTCGATCGCATCCGCGCCGCGCACACAGTGCAGCGCCACCGCCCACATCGGCCCGTGATTGATGCCGTTGAAGCGGGCGATCTTGGAAAGGCCCGCGGCCATGGTGTGAAACGAGATCTCGCACGGGTCGGGCCGCGCGAGATCGAGGCACGTGCCGTTCGGGCGGAACGACGGGATGGGCGTGGCGGCGAGGATTGGGAGGGGAGTGGTCAATTTGTGTCCTCCCGCTGTCGGTCTTCGACCTGCGCTCCGGACGGGGCGGGCGACGACGCCCGACGCGCGGTCGCGCTTGCGCCTTTGGCGGCGATTGCTTCAAATCGGCCGTCTTCGAATTCGCCGCGCGGGCGAACCCACAGCGTGCCGTCGTCAACACATCGGTAGACGGCGACCTCGCGCATATCGACGGGGCCAGGGTTCGGGTAGGCGTTCGGCTCAACCCAATGAGCGCTTTGTATGCGGCCAATGCCGAGCAGGGCGTATTCGCTGCCGCGCTCTATGTGGTGGTGGGTTGCGATCTCTTCGCTCATCCCACCCGCCTTTCCTGTTCGAATGCGGTGTTCGCCCGCTCCGACGACCATGCGGCGGCGCCGATAATGCCGGCGAGGCATGACGCGCCGACGACCAGAACGGCCCACATGTTGACGACGGTGGCACGCGTCTGTTCGCGAGCCATTTCCTCGGCCAGTCGCCGGCCGGTGATGACATACGGCGAAGCCGATACCGCGGATCGTCGCGGGCATGTGAATGTCTCGGGTTTCATGCTGCCACCTCGTGCGTTGAGCCGGACCGGCGGCGTACTTGGCACCTGGCGCCGCCGGTCCGGGCGGTCGCCCTTGGGAGGGGATTGCGGATGGTGTGAGTTGACCCGCCGGCATCGCTGCGGCTTACTGACCGCGCGCAACCGGAGAGGGATGACAGATGATGCGAAAACTGATGCTTGCGGCCGGAATGGTGGTCGCGATGGGCGGTGGGGCGCTCGCGCAGGAGAAGACACTTGGTCGTGCCGATATGGATACGGTCTTCGTCTGGAAAGATTCTGATGCCCAGAGCGAGGGGTACAACCTGATCAATTCCGGAGTGCACAAGTCCAATCCGGTCCTCATCATGCGATTGTTCTCGTGTATGGTCCCCAAGGGAACAAGGGCCGTCGTCACCGATGCTGGATTTTTCAGTTCCACCATTCTGATCACGTCCGGCGAGAGCACCGGCTGCCGCGGCGTCATCGCCAACGAGGATCTGGGCCAGTAGGGCGGTAGTCTGGGGTTGGTCGACGGTCGTGATGGCTTGGGTCATGGCGGCCACCATATGCGGGACATATACCGCATGTCAATAGCATTGCGGGATATGTCCCTCTTTACCCTGTGTCGCTCCCTGCCACTATGGGTGGCATGTGGTGGATTGTTCTTTTGGCGATTGTCGCTTTCTTGGTGGGCAGGGCGCTGCTTCGACACGGTGATTCGCGTCGACCGGAAGCCCGGCCGGCATCCCGAGAAGTGCGCGCGGCTCCGGCAGTCACCCGAGCAAAGGCACCGCCGAAGCCACGGTTGGGTGAAAGCGTGCGTGATCCCAACCGGCCAAATGTACCCGGCACATACGACATCATCTACGAGGATGCTGATCGCGTCTTCACTGCCCGCCGGATAGAAGTCTTCGGCATCTATGGGGCGCCGGACCAGTCCTATATCGATGCGTATTGCCATCTCCGGCGCGGCGACCGCACTTTCCGGTCAGACAGAATTCTCGACATGGCGGATGCGGTCACCGGCGAACTGATCCGTGATCCCGTTGGCGCGATCCATGCCATGATCAAGGAGGAGAACGATCCGGGGCCGGATTTCAGATCCGTCATGCAGAAGGCGCGAAAGGGTCTTGCCGCTCTCGTCTGGGCCGCCCGTGCGGACCGGCATCTTTCGGCTGACGAGATGACTGTTCTCCTCGACTATATCGAGGCGCGTGACGGGATGACGGGCGAGGGCGGGCGAGACTGGAAACGGAGGGTGGCGGATGCCTGGCTTGACGACTATCGGCCGCTCAAGTCTGAAGCAGTCGACGCCGTTTCAAGCTTTACAAAGGACGGGCGCGAGGGCGAACTCGTGCGTTCGCATGCGGTCAAAATGCTTGCGGTACAGAATGATGAGGCGGAGCGCTCGGGTGTGGAGCGCCGTCTCACCCAGCTTGGGATCAAAGTTCCCGGACAACTTTGACCACCTGGCCGATGACGCGGATATTCGGCGTCAACGGAATGGCGCGATGGTCCGGATCGGTCGATTGCGGAACCAGTTCGTCGGGGTCTTTCCGAAATCTCTTGAATGTCGCTTCGTCTTCCATGCCGAAGACATAATATTTATTGTGTTGAGGCGCGTCTTCGTCGCTTCGCACGATGATCACCGAGCCTTCAGGCGCCACCATGTTCATCGACGATCCGCGCACCTCGAGCCCAAAATAGTCGGCCGGCGGCAGCCCGGCGACATCTATGCGCCGGGCGTCGGTCAGCGCCGCCACGTCGTGCACGCCGGTGAAGTGGCTGGCCGCGACCCATGAGATGACCGGGATGCGGGAGACTGCTCCGGCCTCGCCGTCGCCGAAGGCAATCCATCCGGGCGAGACGCCGAAATAATCGGCGACCTTCTGAATGGTTTCGAGACTGACGCTCTTTGCCCGGCCGCTCTTCCAGTTGCGCACGAGATCCGGCCCGCGACCGATGGCGAGCCCGAAGGCACGATCCGAAAGCCCGCGATCTTCGGCGAGCGAGAGGGCACGCTCCGCGATTTTCTGCGCATCATATTCCATGACGGTACTTATACCGCGCCGAATTTTCACGGCGAGCGGGACATGTCCCTTGACATGTGCGGTATATGTCCCGCATAAATGAGCGCATGAACGCATTGGACACCCTCTTTCTGCTGTGCGGCGCTTATTGTCGGGCCACCGGTCTCGCCGAGGCGACGTTGTCGTCGCGCATGCTGGGCGACGGCAAGCGGCTGGCCGCCATTCGCGAGAATTCGGATATCGGCGTGCGGCGTCTCAACAGGGCGATCCAGTGGCTCTCCGACAACTGGCCGGCTGATGCCGCCTGGCCCGACGGTGTGGCCCGTCCCGCCTCGCAGGAGGCCGCATCGTGATGGTCTCGCTTGGTCATGCCCCGTCTCCTTTCCCGCTCACTATCTGCCGCGACAGTGTGCGCGTCACGGAAATTCGCGGTCGCTTCTTTTCCATGAGGTTTCTCCCATGAGGCAGATTACCGAACAGGAGGCCGCCGGCCTCAAGACCGTCGTCGGGCTGGCCGTCAAGGCGGTCGGCGGCGGCGCGATCTTCCAGGGCGCCACGCGCGTGCTGGCCCCGGAACTCTCCAAATATGCGAGCCGGGCCGACGAGCGGCACATGCCGATCGACGTCGCGATCGATCTCGACCGGGTCTCCGGCGAACCGTCCGTCACCCGGCACATGGCCGGGCTGCTCGGCTACGATCTCAAACCCCGCGAGCGCGCGCCGGGCGTGATGCCGGATGCGCAGGCCATGGCATCCGCGACATCGGAATGTCTCGACGTCTTCCGCGTATGGGCCGAGGCGCTCGCCGATGACGGCGAGATTTCCCACGCCGAGCGCGTGGCCATCCAGCGCGAGATCCAGCAGGCCATCCGCGCGCTCACGGATATTTCCGACCAGATAGGGAGAGCGAGATGAGGGGATTGTCTGCCTCGCGCGCCGCGACTGATGCCATGTCCTCACGGCCGAGCGCCACTGGCGCGGCTGGCCTGAGGACGACGCGCCGGACGACCGGCGACGGGCACTTGCCCTTGCCGCCTGCGGCGGAAGCTGCAACCCCTATTCGCCATTCGCCACTCCCTATTCGCTCCAATTCCAACCGTTTCAAACATCTCGTCACGGGCGTGCCGGGCTTGTTCGTGATCTCTCCGCCTCTCAAGGATTCTCGGCGATTTCGCCTGCCGTTGCCTGATCGCGCCGCCATGGATGCCGTCGAGGGCCGCGTCACGCGCCTGCCGGAGGCGAGGCTGTGAACGCGCCGGTCAGCACAGCGGTCGCCGTCCACTGCTCGTGCTGTGGCACGCCGCTGCCCGACCGCGCGGCCGAGGTGCTGATCGAGACCGACAGCGGCACGGTCCGGGTCGGAGAGGACTTCGTCCACTTGTCGCGCACGGAGATGGTCATTCTCTCGCACCTTGCCGAGGTGAGCCCCCGCATGCTGACGAAACAGGCGTTGTGGGATTGGCTCTATCAGCTCGATCCGGACGGCGGACCGGAGATGCAGACCATCCTTGTCTTCGTCTCGAAAATCCGCAGGAAGATCCGGGCGCTCGGTATGGATATCGAGAACATCTTTGGCAGCGGCTATCGCTTCAAATGCCAGCGCACGGTCTCGATCCTGCGGCCGATCAAGGCGCCGGAGGCAGCCGAATGACCGCCGCTCACCGCCTCACCATCGTCACCAACGAGCCGCTGCGCGCCGCGCGTGACGTGCTCGGCGTCGATTTCATTCCGGCCTGGTGCCGGGTCGTCACCCGTGCCGAAGAGGTGGCGTCGCTGGCCGACAGCACCAAGGTCATCGGCCAGTGGTACGAACCCCGTAGTCGCCGCTCGCTGCTCGAATGGGCCTTTATCGCCCGGCGCGAGCGCGGCGGTCTGATCGGGCTTTCGCTTGAGGATTGCGACAAGCTGGTGACCTGGGGCGTGCGCAACGGTGCGGGGTCGGAAGGCATGGATCCGCATCGCGCCGTCGCCGCCTCGCAACTCTCCGGTCTCGTCGTCAGCGAGCGGAGGGTGGAGGGATGATGTGGTGGACGCGCAACGAAGACGGCTTCTGGTGCAATTTTTGCGGCGACCTTCTCAAGCCGTCCTTTCACCTCGAATGCGCGGAGGAATGGGACGAGTTCGAGGAAGATCTCGAAGACGGATGCTGCTGCAAATGTGGCGCTCCCGATGATTTTGATCCGGATTCGATCTGATGACGAGCGCACCTATTCACTATTCGCTACTCACTATTCGCGCCCGGAGGGCCAACGCATGACCGTCCGCCTCCGCATGCGCCGGCAGCCCGCCGGTTTCCCGCCGCAGATCGTCCAGGAGGGCATCGTTGGGCTCTGGCAGACGGGCGTTTTCAGCCACGAAGAGATTGCCGCCATTACCGGCTGCCATGCCAGCCAGGTGGCGACGGTGCTCGATCTGGTGCGCGCGCACATCGGCCGGGGGCTGAGAGATTAAGCCATGAGGGAGATCGCCATGACAAATCCGTTCCATCCGCCCATGTCAGCATCCGTTTGGGGCACGCCCGGGGCGGTGCTGTCTGCACCCTTCAAGGATCTCGGCGGGCCCGAGCAGAAGGCGGCCCTGCTGATGGCGGCCGAAATCGGCTGTCTTGCCCGGTTCGCCCGGAAGCATGGGCTGACTCGGCCCCAAATCGAAAAGACGCTGGCCGCCGTCCCGGCACTGCCCGCCGCCTTTTCTGATGAGAGTGAGATCCTGGCGGCAAAAAGGTTGGCCTCCTATGAGGCCCGCCGCGATGCCCACTGGCAGGCGAGCATCCGTGCCGTGTGCGCGGCGGTCAATGCGGCCCGTCTGGCTGGCGGTCACGCGGTCGGTGCGGTGTTTCTCCTCTCGCTGGCGGACCTCGCCAAGGCGCTCGGCCTCAGGGAGGATACGGCTAAAGGCAAGCTTCGGCTGGTGGGGCGCGCTGGGTTCGTACACCTGCACGCCATTGGCGGGGGCGGTTGTCGCCCCGTCTCCGTCCCGCAATCGACAATCGACGAACTGGGGCTGGAACCATGAGCCGGCCCGGTTCCCGAAGCCGCCGCCGGTCGCGTGTGCTGATGATCATCGCGCCCTCGCTGTGGCAGTGCCATGAGACGGCGCTCGCCCATGGGCTCAATCCGCGCGTGATGGAAGATGTGCGCTGCGTGACGAAGCCCGAGCAGTTGCGCGGTCTCAAGCCCGGCACGCCGTTCATCGCCAGGAACCGTTCCGAATGGGGCAAGACGCAAGCCGGCTGGCCGCTCTCTGAACTCGTCGATCTCAAGCTGCGCGTCGGCGAACTCCGCATCGCCCAGGATGACGATATCGCCGCCTGCCGCGGGGAAGTGCGTTCTTGTGCCTCACGCGCCGCATCGCATCCTTCGGATGCTGGCGCTCCGGCGGGGCCTCGCACTGGCTCGGACGTCCGGTCGGGCTTGCCGCCTTCGGCGGTGGCCGGGTCCGATGATCTGTCGGCAGTGGCCGGCGAAAGCGCGGAGGTCGACCATTCCCAAATGGGAAGCTGACAACTCACCCACAACAAGGAGTACGCGTGTGAAAAACCGTCTTTCAGATCTCAACAATCATCTGTTTGCGCAGATTGAACGGCTCTCCGACGAGGACTTGTCGGCGGACCAGATCGAGCAGGAATCCAAGCGGGGCGAAGCTATTGTATCGGTCGCCGACCAGATCATCCGAAACGCCGCGCTTCAGATTCAAGCCGCAAAGCTGGTCGCTGACTACGGTGCCGACCCTGCGCCCTACCTGCCACAGATCGAGGGACGGAAAGCGGAATGACAGCCGGGCCGAAGCGACGCGCCAAGATTGTTTACAGCGCTAGGGAAATGCAGTGGCTGGAAGACAATCGCGCGATGATCATCAGCGACTATTATAGGGCCTTCGGGAGCGCATTTGGCCGCGACGACGTGACCGCTGCGCATTTGCACGGCTTGCGCAAGCGGAAGGGCTGGCTGGTCGGCCGCGCCACGGGGAGGTTCAAGGGCAGGCGGATCAAATACAATGATGCGGAGATGGACTGGCTTCATGCACATAGTACTCTGCCGATTGGCGAATATCATCGCCAGTTCCTCAAGGCTTTTCCCCGTGATGACGTGACGGCGCAGAATCTGCATGCGCTGCGCAAGCGCGAGGGGATGAAAACCGGGCGCACAGGGCGATTTGAAAAGGGCGCAGTGCCGGCCAACAAGGGCAAGAAGATGCCCTTCAACCCGCGCTCTGCAGCAACCCGGTTCAAACCCGGTCAGTTGCCGCACAACCACCAGGGAGCGGGTCATGAGCGGGTCGACACGAAGGACGGTTATGTCGTCATGATTGTCGACGAGGTCAATCCATGGACGGGTGCGGCGACCAGGCCGGTGCACAAGCATAGGTGGCTCTGGGAGCAGAAGCACGGGCCTATACCGGAGGGCTTCGCGCTGAAATGTCTCGGGGACAAGCTGAACACGGATCCTTCGAACTGGGAGCTGGTGCCCCGCGCCATGCTCCCGCGCCTGAATGGGCGCTATGGACGTGACTTTGACAAGGCTCCCGACCAATTGAAGCCGCTGATCCTCGCAGCGACCCGGCTGGAACATGCGGCGCGCGAAAAGCGTCGCGAGGCATCCAGATGACCGACCCCGTCATCTCCGATTTCGTCGACCGCGCCCGCGCCGTCTCGATCGCCGAGGCCGCGCCGCGGCTCGGTCTGAAGCTCCCCGACCGCGGCGTTGAACACGCCATGCCGTGCCCGCAATGCCACGGCGTGGATCGTTTCGCGGTCAACACGAAAAAGAACGTGTGGAACTGCCGGGGCTGCGGGCAGGGTGGGCGCGATGCGATCGGGCTGGCGGCGCATGTTGAGGGGCTCGATCTTGCCCGCCGCGAGGAGTTCCTCGAAGCCTGCGGCAAGGTGCTGGGCGAAGATGTGCCCGCAGCGGGCGAGAAAATCTCCGATGAGCGACGGGCCGAACTGGAAGCAAAGGCCGAAGCCCGGCGGGTGAAGGCGGAAGCGGACGCCGAGCGCAAGGCGGCCGAGGCCAATGCCTGGCGCGATCGCGTTCGCGGCCAGGCGCGCGGAATCTACGAGCATGCGGGCGATCTCGGTTCGATCGTCCATCCCGGCCACTACCTCGCGTGCCGTGCGGCAATCGGGTCGGCCGGGGTCGATCTCTGCCGAAGATGGGGGCGCGCGGTCGAAGCGTTGAGCTACTGGCATGGCACAGATGAGGCGGGGCGACCGGTCTGCATCCACACGGGTCCGGCGATGGTCTTCCCGATTATCGACGCCTCAGGCGAGATGATCGGATGCCATCGCACATGGATCGATCTCGGCAACCCGCCCAAGTATCGCCCCGCGCTGCCCGATCCTGCAAAGCCGGGCGAATGTCTCAACACCAAGAAAATGCGCGGCTCGAAGTCGGGCGGGTTGATCCCGGTCGCCGGTGATCCGTCCGCCACCCGATGGGTCGGCGCGGAAGGCATCGAGAACGTGGTGGCCTGGCTCGGCGCCGAACTCGAGGATGGGGCGGCACACCGGACCTTCTATTTCGCCACCGGCGATATCGGCAACATGGCCGGCCCCGCCTCGACAAAAGGCCGCTTCGGCCATCCCGAGGAACGCAAGGCCGATGCCCGCGGCAGCGAGCGCCCGGTGATGATGCCGTCGCCGGAACCGGATCCCGATCGCCTGGCCGAAGGCTTTCCGCTCGCCGCCCATGTGCGCGAGCTGGTGTTCCTCGCCGACGGCGATTCCGAACAGGTCTGGACCGCCGCCCACATGGCCCGCGCCGAAGCACGGGCGCGGCTGATGGTGCCGGAGATCAGGGTGGAAACCATCTGGCCGCCGGCCGGGATGGACTGGGCGGGCGTGATGACGGGGGAAATGGCGTGATGAATTTTGATTGGGGGATAGCCGCCGAAGGGGCAAGTGCCCGTCGCCGGTCGTTCGGCGCGTCGTCCGCAGGTCAGGGCGAAGCCCGCGCGACCGTGAGGACAGTATCCAAATGAACCAACGCATGAAACTGCCGCCGGCGGTGCAGCGGCAACTCGACGCCGCCGCCGCGCAGCGCGGGCAATCCCCCGTACCCCCTTCCTTGCATCGTCGCCCTGTCGAAACTGGTGCGAAACGGCCTCCCGATCCGCCCGAGACACCGCTCGGCGAGAGGGTGGAGGAGTGCGCCGGGCTCGACCATTCCGATACCGACAATGGCAAGCGGCTGCGCATCCATTTCGGGCGCGACCTGCTGGTGGTCAGCCAGTCGAAGTCGAAAGCGCCGTTCTATACGGCATGGACCGGCACCCACTGGGATACGGATAATGGCGGGCCTCGCAGCCTCGGCATCGCCCAGGAGGTCGGCGATCTCATTCACCTCGAGACGGATCTGATCCTGCCGAGTGAAGACGAGGCGGCGGCCATGGATGAGGCCAAGGCCCAGTTCGGCAAGGACTGGCCGTTGCTGGACGGCGACGACCTGACGAAAAGTCAGAAGTCGACGCTCAAACAGGCAGGCGAAGCGCGCAAGGCGTGGATGAAGCGCATCGAGCACCGCCACGCCCACGCTCTGCAGACCAAGAACCTTGCCCGCATGAGTGCCATGCTCGCCTGTTCGGCGGTCTACATCATGCGCGATCCCGACGAGTTCAACGCCGATCCGATGGTGTTCGCCACACCGGGCTACACGATCCGCTTCCGCAAGGAGATCGAGGAGGCCGACGGGCGCGCGTTCGCGCGGGCCGCGGTCGACGTGGAAGACGGGCATCGCCGCTCCGACATGATCACCCAGTGTCTGCCGGTCGATTACGATCCGGCCGCCGATTGCCCGACTTGGCGCGCGTTCACCGAGCGCATGCTGCCTGACGAGGCGGTGCGGCGCATGGTGCAGATCGCCTTCGGCCTCGGCCTCGTCGGCATTCCGCTGCAAAAGCTGTTCTTCCACTATGGCTCCGGCGCCAACGGCAAGTCGGTGGCGATGGAAACCATCTGCCGGGTGCTCGGCGATCTGTCGGTCACGCTGCCGGCGACATCCTTCATCGGCGAATCCAACAGGGGCGGCGCGGCTTCGCCCGATATCGCCCGGCTTTACGGTCGCCGCTTCCTGCGGGTGAAGGAACTGCCGCAGGGCGAAGACCTGAAGGAGGAGCTGGTCAAGGAAGTGACCGGCGGCGAGGCGCTGACCGCCCGCGACCTTCACCAGGGCTATTTCGATTTTCTGCCGCTCTTCGTGGCCCACATGTCGGGCAACGGGTTTCCACGCATCACCGGCCTCGACAACGGCATCTGGCGCCGCATGACGGTGGTGCACTGGCCGGTGCAGCTCAAGACGGAAGAGATCCGCGACTTCGAGGATGTGCTGGCCGGCTTCGAGCCGGAATATTCGGGCATTCTCAACTGGCTGATCGAGGGGGTATGCATCTATCTCGAGGAAGGTCTCATCATCCCCGAAGCCGTGGCGCGCGCCACCCAGGAATATCGCGACGAGATGGACCCGACGGCCAATTTCTGCGCCGCCTGCGTGGCGGCCTCGCCGGGCGGGAAACTGGCCGCCAAGGATTTCTATCACGCCTACGTCTCGTGGACGATCGACCAGGGCGGCAAGCCGATCTCGCTGACGCGGTTCGGGCTGATCATGAAAAAGAAGTACGAGCGCGACGACGGGCGAACGAACTTCTATCGCGACATCGCGCTCGACAATGTGCCCCGCTCGGCTGCCGACCCCGGGCCGCCGCCGGAGCATTGGGGCGATATTCCGGACATCTGACCCGAAAATCTGCACCAGTCTGCACCAGTCGCGCACCAGTTCGCGATAGTTCAACGAGGGGGAAGGGGGAAGCAAAAACAATGGCTTGCGATAGTCTGCACCAGTTTTCGCGCCCCTATATGCATGGGAGAAAAATCAGATTGGAAAAACTCATATGCGTATAGACCCCCTAAAACTGGTGCAGACTATCGCAAATTATTGAAAAGATTATCTGAATTTGAATTCTTCAACTATCGCAAACTGGTGTTGAAGTATCGCAAGTGGTGAAGGGAACGGGAAATGGCCATGAAACAGGTTTCGATCATGGAATTGATGGCGTGGGCGTTTCGTGAGGAATTGCCGAAGGTGGAGCGGCAGGGCAGCTTCGCGACGACGGGCGCTGTGGCCTCGACGGCGGCGATGATCGCCCAGGTCGGCGAACTCGGCACGCTGGTCGACGTGCCGGTCAATCAATGGGGCGTGGTGCCCGTGATGGTCGACGACGAGCCGCACCCGGATGCGCTGCGGGTGGGCGAGGCGGTCCGCGCTCTGACCGGCAAGACCGTCACGCCGCCCGATGGCTGGAACCCGTTCCCGGACTGGGCCGATGAGGATGGCCTCGTCGCTGCGGCGGTCGCGTCGGCCCTGCCGTCGATCTCGGCCCATGCCGGCCGCACCTTCCTCGCAGATGCCGTCTGCGCGGCCGTGCTCGGCAAGTCGATCGACTGGCGCTGCGACCCGCCGCGCCGTCGCATGGTGATGCGGGGCGGAAAGCCGGCTTGGTTTGCGGAGACGTCAGGCTCGGACGCTTCGGGGCAGTGGGTTCGTGAGATCGACGGCTATGACCGGCGCTCCAAGCGTCCCCGTCCGGGAGCTTACCGCAAATACGAGCTTACCCGTCCCATCCACGGCGACATCTCAACTCGATTTCGTCGGGCCGCATGGGCGTCGGGCCTGCGGCTGCTCGCCCGCCAACTCGCCGCCGAAGGGCTGGCCGCGCACGAATTGACCAACCGCGTGCCACGCATCGCGCCGTGGGAGCCGAAAGAAAATGTTCCTGCTATGTTCGATTTTTCTTGACTTCGCGGCAGGAAGTTGACAAAGCTCATCTCACCATCAAAAGGATGCGAACCCGCTGTCCACCCGCCGGCGGGTTTTTTGTTGCCTTTTTCGCTCGAAACGATGGAGAGGGCCATGAACCTGCCGGGTAATGCCGGTGCAACGATGCGGGGCAGGGCGTGAGCGCGCAGATCACGATCGACGCCAGCGACTATCTGGCGAAATCGCGCGCCATCGCCCGGCTTCCCGCCGAGATCAAGGCCAAGGCGTTCCGCCGCGCATTCGGGCACACCCGCCGCAAGGCGCTTACCCAGGTGTCACGGAAGCTGGCCGAGTATACCGGGCTACCGTACCGCGTCGTGCGCCCCAAGGCTCACCTCGGCATTTCGCTCGAGGATATCGAGATCCGCGTGAAGTCCGGCTGGATACCGCTGATTGATCTGGCCGGGGTGCGAGCCACCAAGCGTAAGGGCGTCTACACCCGCACGCGTGGTTCGTATCGCGCGGCGTGGATTGCATCGATGCAGCGCGGGCGCGGCGTCTTCGTTCGCGAGGGCAAGGAAAGAGGTCCGGTCGACGAATTGTTCGGACCGAATCCTGCACACGCGCTCGGCGAGGACCGGCAGGGCGAGTTCGACAGACTGGCGAGTGAGATCATCGAACGCGACCTGGCCGATCGCGTCATCCACGAATTGAACCGCATCCTCGCCAAGGTCTGACCGGAAAGGCGTTCGGCCTGCCCGGCAGCCAGACGAGGCGCTTTCCGGCGTTCGCCCGACGGCGATCGGAAGCGGTTTCGCCCCCTGGAACAAAAAGGGACCGTATCCCCCACCCCAAGCCGGGCGGGGCGGGACGACCCCGAAAAACCGCCAGTTTTTCAGGCGCAAAGCTTGGGTTGTCAGGTTGTCTGAACTGGCTTCCGGCGGTTGTCGGTTGTCACATCGAAAAAGAGAGGCTTGAGCGCGACTGAAGAAGGGAGGCGTCCATGGTCGAGACCGTGATGATGACGCTATCCGCGCTCGCCGAACGCGACGGGGTTTCCCGTCAGGCGCTGTCGAAGACGGTGCGCGGGCTCGTCGACAAGCATTCCGACATTCCGGTCGAACGGGACGGGCGGGGACGGATCACCAAGGTCTCGGTTGCCCATCTCGACCACTATCGCGATCGTTACCAGAACCCGGCCAAGGTCATGGCGGCGCGGGGAACCGGATCGACCGGTCGACCGAGCTCCGGGTCGCTGCCGGAACGCGGTGAGCGATCGGCAACCGGTGCGCCGGCGCGTGACGAGGAATCCTACGAGGAAGCCCGGCGGCTCAACGAGTGGCTGCGGTATCAGCGGCAGAAGCTGGCGCAGGACGAAGAGGCCGGCAAACTCATCAGGGCCGACAGTCTCGCGCAATCGCTCGAGACGATCGGCCGGGAAATCCAGGCGATCGTGGCGCGGCTGCCCAACCAGGCGGACGACCTCTCGCTTGCCGCCGCCAAGGAAGGCATTCACGGGCTGCGGAGCGCGCTGCGGAAGGTCGCCTTCGATATCAACAGCGCCATCGCCGACAAGATGGCCGAGATCGGCGCCTCGGCGCCAGCGACAGAGGCCGTCGACGATGATGGCGCCGAAGAAGATCTGACCGCATGACCATCCACCCGGGCGCGCTGCGGTTCGTCTCCTCGCATCTTGCCGAGGCGATCCGCCCGAGACCGCCACTGCCGTTCGATGAGTGGCTGACGAAAAACGTCGTTCTCGTCGACGGCCCACGCAAGGGCGAACTCTGGTCGCCGGTGGATGCGCCGTATCTGGTCGAGATCGCCAAGTGTCTCAGCCAGGAGCACCCGTGCAATCAGGTCACGGTGCGCAAGGCACAGCAGACCGGGGCTTCCATTCTGGCGCTCGCTTGGTGCCTGTACATCGCCGAGGTGACGCCGGACAACGTACTCTACGGTGTGCCGGGCATCGACGCATTGCAGGACATCAACGGTCAGAAGCTGCAGCCGCTGATCGACGCCTGGCAGTCGAAGACGAAGAAGCAGGTGATCCTCCCGGTCACCAGCCGGTCGGGCCGCAACTCGACGACCTACGAAAAGAGGTTTCCCGGCGGCTACATCTCGCTCGCAAACGCGAACACGGTCATGGATCTCTCCATGAAGACCTGCCGCTTCGGTGTGAAGGACGAGGTGTCGAAGTGGAACGAACTACCCAACGGCGCCGATCCGGAGACGCTGTTCTTCGGACGGTTCACCGCTTTCCGTCGGCAGCGGACTTACAAGATATTCGAGCTTTCGACGCCAGAAAACGATTCCGGCGATCCGCTCGGCGACGATCCCGCACACTGCCGGATCGACCGGTCGTTCAAGCGATCGGACCAGCGCTTCTGGAACGTCCAGTGCCAGGAGTGCGAGGAGTGGTTCGTCATGGGCGACGACCTTCTACAGGTCGACCGCGACCATCCACACAAGAGCGTGCTGGTCTGTCCGAACCCGGATTGCGGACACTGGATCGACGAAGCCGAACGCGTCGCGATAGTTCGGGGTGGCCGGTATGTCGCCACGCAGTCCGGACCGGACCGGCATCCCGGCTTTCATGTCGACGCCTTCATGAGCCTGCTCATGAGCCTCGGCGACATCGCCGAGGATCGGCTGAAGTCGGAGAAGCGCGGCGAGGCCGGTGCGAAGGACTATTACAACCTCGTGCGGGCCTTGCCCTACGAGATGCGCGGCAACGCGCCGGACTGGCAGCGGCTGATGGAGCGTCGGGAAGACTACCCGGACGGCGTCATCCCTGCCGAGTGTCTGATTTTCGTCGGCGGCGCCGACGTGCAGCACAACGGCATCTATGTCGAATATGCCGGCTTCGCGGAAGACCGGCAGACCTGGTCTGTGCATGCCGAGTTTCTGGAGGGCTCGACTGACGACAAGAATGCCGGGGCGTGGGTCAAGCTCGATACGCTCTACCGGACGCTCTGGCCGGATGCCTTCGGCGAGAAGCGCCGGGCCGATGCGCTCGCGGTCGACTCCGGTGACGGTGGCCGAACCACGCAGGTGCTAGAATGGTGCCGGGAGCGGCCCGACACCTATGCGATCGCCGGCAAGCACGGACGCAACGTTCCGGCGATCGGCGTGCCGCTCAGAAAATCCGTCCGCAAGGGCGGCAAGAAAAAGCGCTTCGGTTCGACGATGCAGTGGCCGGTCGGCACCTGGTCGGTCAAGGGCGAGTTCTACGGAAACCTGCACAAGACCGGTCTTGCCGCCGGCGAGCCCGCCGATCCACCGGGATATTGCCACTTCAACCAGAGCCGCGACGAGGAATACTTCCGGCAGATCACCGCCGAGTATTTCGAGCAGAAGATGCTTCGCGGCCGGCTCGCCGAGGAATGGAAGAAGATCCGGCGCGACAACCACTTTCTCGACTGCCGCGTCTACGCGATGGCGATGGCCGAGCATATGGGCCTGTCGCGCCTGACACCCGCCGAATGGGCAGCACTCCGGGCGCGGCTTACGCCGAAACAGCCGGCGATGCTCTTCTCGCCCGAGCCGCACAAGGTGGCGGACCGAGCACCCGAAACCGAAACAGAGACAGCATCGCCGACGCCAGCGCCGACACAGCCGGCCAGCGACGTGATGGCGAAATGGAAAAGGCGTAACTGATGGTCGTTCCTCTGGTTGCGAGAGACGGGACCGTGCGGAAGCGCGCGGCTTCCTCGGTCGCCAAGGGGACAGTCATGCGCATGCTGCGGGATACACCCGGAGGCGTGCTGGCCGCGCGGCTGACGCCGATCGTAGACAGCCGCGAGGAAGTCCGCCGGTCCTGGCGGAAGGCCGCAGCGCTGGCGCTCGACTTCATCCACAATTCCGGTCGCCTCAAGGGCGCCGTCGATCAGGTGATCGCCGATACGGTCGGTTCCGAGCTTATCCTCAAGCCGAAACCCGACGCCGCGGCTCTCGGCTGGACGCAGGAAGAGGCAACGGCCTGGGCGAAGCTGGTCAAGGCCGAATGGAAGAAATACGCCTGGAACCCGCGCGAATGCGACCACCGGGGCAAGTTCACGGTGCCGCAACTGTCGGCGATCGCGCTGCGGTGGCACATCGCGTTCGGCGAAGTGACCGGGCTGCTGACCTATTTCGACGCCGGGCAACGCGCCCGTTACGGTATCCGTACCGGGACCAAGACGCTGCTCGTGCCGCCGCCTCGGCTGGTGCAGGACACCATGGACATGCAGGGGCTGTTCCAGGGCGTCTATCACGACGAGAACGGCCGTCCGGTCGGCTATCTCTTCGAGGAACGCCAGAACGGCTTCCCGAAGAAGGTCCGTTATCCGGCCATCGATGCGGCCGGCACGCCGGTCGTCATGCATATCTTCGACCCGCAGGACGCCACCGACGCCCGCGGCATCTCGCAGTTGACGCCGATCCTGAAGCAGCATGCGCAGACCGACGTGGCGCGCGAGGCGACGCTGCAGACGATGATCGTGCAGACCTATTTCGCGGCTGTCCTTACCTCGAAGTTCCCGGCCGGCGAGGCGATCGAGGCTCTAAAGGAACTGGGCTCCTCCGGCAACGCAGAACTCGGCAAGGCGGTCTATGAGAACGCGCTTGGCTATCTCGCCTCGACGCTCGACAAGGCGGCAGAGGGCGGGGTCAGCCTGACGGCGGGCGGCTCGCGCATTCCGGTACTCGCACCCGACGAGGATCTGCAGTTTCGCGGTTCGCAGACGCCCGGCGACAACTATCTGCCGTTCACCCAGTCGCTCGACCGCGACATGGCCCGTGCCATCGGGATCACCTACGGCGCCTACACGATGGACCATTCCAATGCGACCTATTCGTCGGTCCGGATGGAGAACGCATCTGTCTGGCCGGTGATCACCCGCCGGCGTGAACACGTCGCCGCGCCGCTCTACCAGATGATCTACGAGCGGTTCCTCGACGAGGCGATCGAAACGGGGGGGATCCCATTCAAGGGCGGGCTCGCCAATTACCGGCGCAACAAGGATGCGGCCTCCTGGGCGCAGTGGCAGGGACCGGAAAAGCCCACGGCCGACGACCTGAAATCCGAGAAGGCGGCGAGCGAACGCATCGCCAACGGCACATCGAGCGTGCCGCGCGAGGGCGAACTCAAGGGTATCGACACCGACGAACTCTTCGACGAGCGGCGGGCCGATCATCAGCGCTACGTCGATGCCGGCATGCGCTCTCCCTATGACCGCGACGCGCCGGCTCCGGCGCAGCCCGTCGAACTGCAGAACACGAACTGAGGCGCGGCTGATGGCCACTGTGAAAATCGACGGCGCCACCGTCGATATGGACGACCCGTGCGCGCTGTATCAGGCGCTCTACGCGATCAAGCTGAAGCGGCTCTCGGGAGCGGCGATCGAGGAAGGCGAGATCCAGTCACCGGTGACCCGCCGGCGGATGCGCTACGGCACGATCCCGATGGATCTGCTCGAAGCCGAACTCGACCGCCTCGCCACCGCTTGCGACGCGAAGAACGGCAAACGCCGCCGCGGGGCGGCGACCTTCCATTTCTGAGAGGACACCATGGCAGCGACACTCGACGGTCAGACACTAACGCTCTCCGGTTTCGTCGGCGACAACTTCTGGGGCGACGGTTTCACCTATGACGACGTGCTACTCGCCCTGGCGCAGGTCGAGCATGATTCCGACCTCGTCGTCCGGATCAACTCCGGCGGAGGGTATGCGACGGAGGGGGCGGCTATTCATTCGCTGCTTTCGAACCGCGCTGGCAAGACCGCGGTCATCGTCGACGGCGTGGCCGCTTCATCGGCCTCCGTTATCACCATGGCCGGCGAGACCGTCGAGATGACTGTCGGCTCGATCATGATGATCCATGATCCCGCGAGCATGACCTTCGGAAACTCGGCCGAGCACAAGAAGTCGGTCGAGATGCTGGAAGCGCTCGCGACCTCCTATTCCCGCGTTTATGCGGCGAAATCCGGCAAGGCGGCCGAAGAGTGCCGCGAGATCATGAAGGCGGAAACCTGGCTCACCCCGGAACAGGCGATCGCGGCCGGCTTCGCCGATGCCGCCAATGACTATGATGCGCAGGCGGTCGCAGCCTTCGACTATCGCGCCTATGCGCAGGCGCCAGAGCCGCTGCGCGCCGTCGCCTCCGCCAACAAATGGAACCTCGCCCAGGCCATGGCCTCGACGAGCCGCACTCCGCCGCAGGCATCCGCCCCGGCGCCCACCGGTCAGAACAAGGAGACCCCGATCATGACCGACAAGACCCCGGCGGATAAGACTGCCGCCGAACTGGAAACCGTCAAGGCCACCGCGGCATCGGATGCCGTGAAAGCCGACCGTGAGCGTCGCCAGGCGATCATGGCGCTCGAAGAGGCCAAGGGCCGCGAGGCCCTCGCCGAGACCCTCTACATGACCGATCTCTCGATCGACGCCGTCAAGGCTGCGCTCGCCGCCGCTCCGACGGCTTCCACCGAGCCGCAGCCTTCGCAGGAGGGTTATGACAAGCAGCGCGCCGCCGCCGGCTCGGGCCTCGCCCAGCCGGGTGGGCAGCGTGATCCCAAAGGCGACCGCTCGGCGTTGGCCGCCGCTGTCGCCCGCACCAACAAGCGCCGCTAGGAGGGCTGACCAATGGCTACCACACTGACGCAGGATCGCCAGACCACGGCGCATTACATCAAGAGCGAATCCAACATGGACCGCTCGCGCGAGGCCGTCGTGATCGCTTCCGGTGCCGGCATCCTCAAGGCCGGAACCGTGCTCGGCCAGATCACCGCTTCGAAAAAGTACACGATCCACGATCCCGCGGCCGAGGACGGCAGCGAGACCGCCAGGGCTGTGCTCTTCGAGGGCTGCGATGCGACCGACGTCGACGTGCGCCGGACCGTCACGGCGCGCGACGCCGAGGTTGTTGCCGAGGCCCTCAACTGGGTCGACGGCATCAGCGACAACGACAAGAACACCGCCTTGGCTGCGCTCGCGGCTCTCGGCATCATCGCCCGATAGGAGGCTCAACCATGGCACTCGTTACCGATATCTTCACCCAGAATGGCTGGGGCGTGATCGAATACCAGGAGGAGGTCGTCGAGAATGTCGACTTCAAGCCGCAGCTCCTCGGCGAACTGGGCATCTTCGAGCCGCTCTATTCGCGGTCCAGCACCATCGCCATCGCTGCGGCCGACAAGACGCTCACTCTCATCCCCACTTCGGCGACCGGCGAGGCCCCGCAGGAATTGATTCCGAAGGGTGCGAGGGTCAAGAAGTTCGATGCCAGCAGGCTGGCGAAAGGCTCGACCGTCTTCGCAATCGAAATGGCCGGCGTAACGGCGCTCCCCTTCGAGCTCCAGACCAAGGAAGTCTCCGAGGAGATCACGGACCGCACGGCCCAGATTCTCGACGATCTCGAGCTGACCTGGGAGCACATGCGCTTCGGCGCCATCCAGGGCAAGGTGCTGGATGCCGACGGTACCACGGTCCTCGTCAACTGGTTCCAGGAATGGGGTATCGCCGAGCCTGCCGAGGTCAATTTCGCTTTGACCACGCCCGGGACCGACGTGCGCAAGAAATGCCGTGACGTGAAGCGTGCCATGCAGAAGGCGGCCAAGGGCGCATGGACCCCCGCCACGCGTGTCGCCGGTCTGTGCGGTGACGACTACTTCGATGCGCTGGTCAATCATCCGCAGATCAAGGAAACCAAGCTCGGCACCGAAAGGGCGCCGATGCTCGAGGACATCGAAGGATATTCCGCGATCGAGATCGAGGGCATCACCTTCATCAACTATCGCGGCACCGATGACGAATCCAAGATCGCCATCGGAACGGACAAGGTTCGTTTCTTCCCGGTGGGGAAGGGCTTCTTCAAGGCGGGCTTCGCGCCGGCCAACGAATTCAAGCCCTATCTCAATCAGCGCGCCCGGGAATACTACGGCCTCATTCTCGCGGACACCTCGGGTCGCGATGCCTGGGACCGGGTCGAACTTTACAGCTACCCGCTGATGATCTGCACTCGTCCCGGCACGCTGCTTTCCGGCAAGAAGGCCTGATGATGGTGCGCGTCAGTGAGCCCGGTTTCTACGGGGGCAAATACCTTCGGGCGGGTGATATCCTGCCCGAAGCTGAGGCCTCCGAGGAATCCAAGCCCCAGGCAACGGGCCGCAAGAAATCGGGGAAGGCCGCTGCCGGCAAACCCGGCCAGGATAACGACGGCTCGTCTTCCGAATGAGCTGGGAGGAACTGGAGCGCCGCCTCGATGAAGACGCGGCGGCGCTCTTCGATACCGTGGAATTCACGGTCAAGCCGCGGACGGACGGCGCGACGGTCAATCACCGTCCCGGACCCGATGATACCCGTGCCGAGTTTCCGTTCGAGGGCTCGATCGAATTCAATCCGCCGATGACGCGCGGGGCGACGCCCGATCAGGCATCCGGCGCCTACGAAGGCGTCAACAGCTTTGACGCCGTGGTGACCGCTCACGACGACGGCTGGGCCTATGTGCCGCGCCGTCGGGATCACCTGGCCACCCATGATGCCACCTATGAGGTCGGCGCCATCCATCGCGACGGATCGAACCGCCGCGTCTTCTACGTCAACAGGGCGAAGTGATGATCCTATCGGCTGAAGCGGCGCGGCTCGCGGCGATCGAGGTGCTGCGGCCCACGACGGCCGTGGACAGTTTTCCGACGCTAGCCGGCCCCCGCGTGTTCGACAGTCGCGCGGCGGCGATCAACGATCTCGACGATGAGCCCGGCGGCAGGCCCCACTACACACCGGTGCTGGCGCTCTACACACGCTCGTCGGATGGCGGCAGCCGTGGCGCCGCGACCGACATCGGCGACAATGCCTGCACGATGGTGCTCGAAATCGTCGGTGAGCTGGCGGTCATCGCCAGCGACGAGGCGGGAGACTATCTCGACGCCATGGCCGGCGACGATCCGGAGGCGCGTCTCGTGCTTGCCGCGCTGATGGCTCAGGTCCGCCATTCGCTTCTCTATGCCGAGGCTGGCAGCCTGTTCCGCCGGGTCGTAATGAAGTGCATGCGGATCGATGCCGAAACCCATGCGGTGCCGGAACTGGGGCTGCGGTTTCAGCGCATGTTCATGCGGATGACGCTGGTGCTGCCCGACGACGAGTTCACCGATGCCGGTGGCTTCTCCGGGTCGATCAAGCGGCTCTACGACGCGCTGCCCGCGCAATCCTACGCCAAGGCGAAACTCAGCGAGCTGGCCGGACACCTGGCCGGGCAGGCACGCACGCCATTGGCCGGGATCGATTTTGAAACACCGGCCGAGGCCGGAGCGGATCCCGTCGCGGCCTTCACGACCGAAACCGGAGACTGACATGGCTGAACGGCACAAGCCCAAGCGCGCCGATGCGACGATCCCGATGCCTGACCGGGGCGGCGCGCTAATGCCCGCCGGCGGCGCGGTGATCGACGCCGGCATGCCTTACTACCGCCGGCTGATCGCCGACGGCGACATCGTCCCCGTCACGGACGAAGCAACCACGAAAACCAGAACCGGCGCTCCGACGAGACGAGGCCGCAGCCGCGAAAGGGCCAAGACATGATCTTCAACCAGATTCCGGGCAACATCATCGCCCCGATCGTTTCGTTCGAAGTCAATTCGGGCGGTCAGTTCGAAAACCGGTCGCGGCTTCTGCTCATCGGTCACAAGAGCGCGGACGCGGTAATCGCCGATGACGTGCCGACGATCTGCCCGTCGATCGCCGAGGCCCGGCGCCTGGCAGGAACCGGCTCGATGCTCGACGACATGGTGCGGATGGCGCGGCGCAATGCGCCCGTGCAGGAAATCTGGATCGTCGCCGCACCCGAGACCGGCACGTCCGGCACCCGCACGATCACAGTAGATACCGTTCCCTCCGCCGGGGTGGGCGTGATCGAGATCGCCGGCGAGCCGGTGCGCTTCGTCGTCGCCTCGGGCGATACCGACGCGGCCGTCGCGACGGCAATCGCCGCAGCCGTCAACGGCTATTTCAACCAGCTGACAGGTGCGTCGCTGCCCTTCACAGCAAGCGCGACCGACGAGGTGGTCACCCTCACCGCACGGCACAAGGGCACGATCTGCAATCAGATCGACATTTATGTGCCGCCGCTCGACGGGGCGAATGTCGCCTCCGGCAACGTGACCATCGCCGTCGGCTCGGCCGGGACCGGAACGCCCGATATCTCGGCCACGCTGGCAGCGCTAGGCGACGACGAATTCGACTGGATCGTCTCGCCGTTCAATGACGCCACGAGCGTCGCGGCCTACAAGACGCTCCTCAACGACACGTCGGGACGCTGGGCATGGAACCGGCAGATCTACGGTCATGTCTATTATCCGATGTCCGACACGATCGGAAACCTGGTGACGGCGGGACTGGCGCAGGACGACAGGCATCTGACCATCCTGCCCACAATCGCCTCGTCGGTCGTTCCGCAACCCACCTGGCAGTGGGTTGCCGGCATGTTCGCCAAGGTGGCTCCGTGGCTGTCGGACGGCGCGACCGGCAATGTGAGCCGCAACCAGACCGGGCTCGTCGTCGAGGGACTTCTGCCGCCGCGCGACCGCTCGGGCTGGCTCGATCACGCCACCCGCGAAAGCTTCCTCGGATCCGGCCTTTCGACCTGGAAGGTGGATACGGCCGGCAATGTGGTGGTCGACAAGATCATCACCACCTCGCGCACCTTCAATTCCGTGCCGGACACGACCTTCCGCGATATCCAGAAGATCGGCCAGATCGTCTATTCGCTGCGCTACTTCCGCCAGCGGCTGACGATCGAACACGGGCAGAAGGCGGTTGCCGACGACAACCCGGCCAATATCGAGACCGTATCGACGCCCGCCGACATCAAGGCCACCTTCCTGCATGCCTACACGCAGCTGCAGCGGCGTGGGGTGCTGGAGAACGCGGTGCGCGCCGCCGACCTGATCGAGGTCGCGCGCAACGGCGACAATCCGAACCGCGTCGACATCAAGGCGCCGCTCGACATGGTCAACCCGCTCGACGTCATCGCGGCCAACGCGGTGATCTATTCCCAGTTCGCCGCAGCCTGACCGGCGAGGATCCGACCGTCAACCACGAAAGGCCTGACCCATGGCACACAAGAACGACTTCGGCGGGACCATGCGGTTCCGCGATTCCGCCGGCCGCAACGTCTCGCTGCGCGGCACCTTCACCATCATGCCGGGAAGGTATTCCGTGGAAGGGATCACCAACCAGGACGGCAGCGCCGACCGGGTGGCGACGCCCGTCTCGCCGCGCGCCGAGATCGTGTTCGCCGACAAGGGCGTCGACCTTGCCTCGTTCATGGGCGACGAGCGGCGCGACGTGACGATTTCCGAGGAGTTCACCGGGGTGCAGCACCTGTTCACCGAAGCTTTCTACACGGGCGAGGTGTCATCGAACCGGATGAACGGCGAAGCATCCGGCGTCGGCATCATGGCCGAAGTCTACCAGAAGGTGGGCTAAGCGATGGCGAAGACGGTCGAACTCTCGAAGAGCTACACTGGGGCGGGCGGACCGTTCGCCTCCCTGTCCTTCCGCGAGCCGAAGTGGGCGGATTTCATCGACCTCGGCGAGATCGAGGAATGGCAGCCCCTCGGCGTCAATGAGGACGGTACCTCGAAGGCGGTGCTCATCCGTCACCAGGACGTCCTGGCGCAATATGCCGAGCGCCTGGTCACCGCCCCGCGCACGGCGGGCGACCTTCAGTTGCTCGAGCTTGCCGACACGCTGGAGGTGACCGCGGCGATTCGGGATTTTTTCTTGACAGCCAGGGCGTCGCGGCAGCCGCAGACCGGCTCCTCTGGCGATACGGAAAAGGCTTCGCAGACGTCGGCGAACTGACGTTTTCGCAAGTGCTCACCTACGCGGCCCGCGCCGCCTACTTTAAAGGCTGACCGATGTCCAACCGCACGATCGAGGCTGTTCTTCGGCTGTCGGCGAAGCTCGGCAGCATGGCCGGGTTTCAGCGGTTGTCGAAGGAACTTGCCGGCGTCGACCAAAAGGCGAAACGATTCAACAGGACGCAGTCGATTCTCGCGAAGGCTAATCGCGAGCTTTACGCCAGTGCGATGCGCTATGCCGGCCCGGCTGTTCTGGCCTATGGGGCAACGAAAGCTGCGAAGGAATTCGCAACCCTCGAGCGTCGTCTGACCCGCATAGGCATCAATGCGGACGCGACAAAAGATCAGATGACGAAGGCGATGGCGCAGGTGCGCGGTATTGCCGATGATCTGGATACGCCGGTCGACAACATCGTTGACGGGCTGGACTCCCTCATTCAGTCCGGCAAGTCGCTTGACGAAGCGCTCGCCTTCCTGCCGTCGGTCTCGCGGACAGCTCATGCGGCGGATGCCGATTTCAACGATATGGCGACCACGGCAGATTCTGTTGCGAACTCGTTCGACATCGCCGCCGATCGGATGGAGAATGCGTTCGATATTCTCGCCATGGGCGGCAAGGCCGGAAAGTTCGAACTGAAGGATATGGCGGCGGAACTGCCGTCGCTCGCACCGGCCTTTGCCGCTCTGGGCTACAAGGGCGAGGCGGGGCTTAAGAAGCTGACTGCCGCGCTGCAGGTGGTCCGCATGGAGACCGGCCAGTCCGGTGAGGCGGCCACGTCCTTCATGGACGTGATCACAAAGATGAATTCCGAGACGGTGTCGAACAACTTCAAGAAGAAGTTCGGCATGGATATCCGCAAGGAAATGGAGAAGGCCAGGAAGGCAGGCGAAGATACGCTTGACGCCGTCATCCGCCTCTCGCGAGAGGCCGTCAATGGCGACCTTTCCAAGCTCCCCCTTCTGTTCACCGACAAGCAGATGCTGATCGGCATGCGCGCGCTGATGAACCATACGGGCGATCTCAAGGATCTGTTCGAGGAGTTGGGCGGTGCCGCCGGGGCGGTGAACGCCGACATCAAGAAGCTGGCGACCGATGGTCAGGCGGATATCGACCATCTGGCGAATAGCTGGGATCGCCTGAAGAAGTCAGTAGGCAAAGGCGTGATGGACGCCGGCGCCGCCGACGCGATGGATTATGTCGCTAACTCGATCGACTATGCTGGTGCGGTAAATGCCGGGCTGGAAAAGAGCGGCGTCAATGGTTTCTGGGCGCGGTCGAAGTGGGGCGTCATGCACGACCAGGCGGCCAAGAACGGCATGGCATGGCGGGGTGGGTACCGCACCGACGAGCAGCGCAAGATGATTGCGGGCTACGGGAAATATGGTGTTAGTCGTGCCGACACACCTCCGATCGCCATGCTTGGCGAAGGTGTCGTGCCACTGCCCGTCGCGCGGCCGGGCTTCGCTGATCAGAACGGGATTCCTGCGCCATCCTATCCTTCCTCAGCGCCGCGCTTCCCTTCGAGGCCCGACGTTGCGCCTGTTGACGGCGGCGATGTATCTGTCCGACCGGGCCAGCACGTAGCGGCACTCAACGGTATTCTCGCCAACCTTGAGAGAGGCCTCGAGAGTGGAGCCGGAAAAATCGCCAAAGGTGGCGCTGATGCCGGCGACGAGATGGCGCAACGCCTGAAGACTGCTGCCGAGCAGGCCGCGAGCGTCTTCGGCGATATCGTCGCCTCCAAGATCCGATCAGCTTCGGTGAATGTCACTGTTCGCGGGTCCGGTTCCGATATCGGCGCCGGCGGTGGAGGGCTCTGATGCGCGACTGGCGAAACGCCTTCCTGCCCGCTTCCTATCGCGGCGCGGCATTCAAGGTGGATATCGAATCCGGTTCCTTCGGCCGGCGTCTGGCGATCGCTCCGATCGCCTATTCCGACGAGGCCGTGATCGAGGATATGGGCGGGATGCCCGACCGGTTCCAGGTGACGGCCTATTGCGCCGGCGATCTGGCCGATGCCCAGTGCAAGGCGCTGCTCGCCGTGCTCAAGCGGAAGGGCGGCGGATTGCTCATGCTGCCGATGCTCGGGCCGAAGCGCTGCCGGGCGGAGCAGTGGGGCTTTACCCGCTACAAAGTCCGCGCCGGCTTTGTCGGTATCGATATCGACTTCGTCGTCGAGGGCTTGTCGGCCGTTCCCTTACTGCCGTCCGCGGCGGCGGGGATGCTGTCGGACCTGGCCGCCGCCGTCATTCCCGCCATGGGTTCCGCCTTTGCCTCACAGGTGAGAGGCGCAAGCGGCGGCGTGCGGGACGATGTGGCTGCGGCGGCGGTTTCCTCCGCACAGACGATTGCGACGATCTCCGATCTCGCCGGGGTATCCGGTGCGCCGGCCGTGGTGGCAACTTCGGTCGCCGCCGCTCCTCTCGCGGCCGATACCGTCCTGAGCGCGCCGGAGGTTCATGCCGCTGCCACGGTGACCGCGTGGCGAATGATCGGTCGCTATCTGGACGCCGACAAGGTGTTCGACCTGACCGCCGCAACTCTGGCGGAACCGTCCGGCGTCACTGCCGCCGATACGCTGGCGCGCGCCGGGATGTTCGCCGCACTCAGCCTGTCCGCGGTCCGCCGGGACTACGCGGCCCGTGCCGATGCAAGACGAGCGCGCGAAACCCTTTCAGGGCTCGCAGATCCCGTCCTGGTCGAGGCATCCGCCGTGTTCGGAACCGATGTCTTCGCCTGGGTGGCAGAGAGTTCCGGTCAGGCGGCGCTTGCCGTCTCCCGGATCGGCGCAGACCGGGCTCCGCTCGTTCGGGTGGAAAGCGGGATCTCGTTGCCCTCGGCTGTCGCAGCCTACGTGCTTTATGGCGACGCCAATCGCGCGGGCGAACTGGTGGCGCGCAATCGGGTTGCAACGCCGGCCCTGATGCCGGCGGTATTTGAAGCGTTAGCGCCATGATTGGTCCTCACGCGCGAGCGGCCTTCGGCCTGCGCTCCGGAGGGGGCGTCGGACCACCCGCGGCGCACGCTTGTGCGCTCGGTTTCGCCGCGGGCGATTATTCGGAGAGCAATTAGATGCCCGCTGGTAACGACCCGCTCGAAATCGTCGAGGTGACAATCGCGGGCAAGCCGATCCGTGGGTTCACCTCGGTCTCTCTCGCCTTGTCGGTCGAGAAGGCGTCTCGCTCGGCGAGCCTGGCGTTTTCCGATCTCGACGGGCTCGACGAGGTTTTTCCTGGCGATGAGGTAACGATCACCGCGAGCGGCGACCTGATGCTGACCGGCTATGTCGGGACAGTTTCGCCGGGGCATGACGAGGGCGATCACGCGGTCTCGATCACCATCGAAAGCAAGGCGCTCGATGCCGACGAAGCCTCGATCGTTCACAAATCCGGGTTCGTGGAAAAGAAAAACCTCAAGGCAATTGCCGAGGAATTCGACACGTGCGGCGTCGGCATTGTCTGCGATGAGAGTTTCCCGATCGAGCCGCGTTCGATGATCAACATCGGGCAGACCCTCGTCGGGCACCTGCGGCCCTTGGCGCGCTCGCACGGGACGTTTCTCTATGACACGCCGGAAGGCCAACTTCGCATTGCCAAGAAGCCTCGCGGCCGGCACAGCGGCGCGCTGTCGATCGGTCCCGGGGGCAACATTCTAGGCGCCTCGGCGCAGATCAGCGATAAGAACCGCCATGACGAGGTGATCGTGCGCGGTCAGTCCTCCCGCGGCACCGGCGCGGCGGCACTGCGGATCGAAGCGAAGATCAAGGACAGTGGCGTCAAGCGCCGGCGGCCGAAGATCATCGTCCACGAAAGTGAGGCCACGCCGGCCAAGCTGAAGGAGCGGGCCGAGCGCTACATGAAGCGCGCGGCCGGCTACTCGCGCACCGCTTCGGTCACCGTTGCGGGATGGCGCGACGAAGCGGGCAAACTGTTCGAGCCGCACTTCGTCATCGCGGTCAACGATCCCCGCATCTACACGGTGCAGGACATGGGAATTCAGCAGGTCGTGCTCACCCAGGAAACCGGCATGGGCGGTAGAGGCACATTCGCTGTGCTTTCGCTCGTTGATCCCGCCGCGCTCAACGGCGAGCCGGGCGGCGGCAAGAAGCAGTTCGAAACACCTGACGCCGAGGCCGAGGTCTCGACGGACGATGGCGCGGCGGTGAGCGTGGATACGGGAGAGCCGCTTGAGCGCATCCTATGAAAACCAGTTCACCCGTGTGGAAATCACCGGCAGCCGGTACGCGGGCGGACAATTGCTGGTTTCCGGCAAGGGCATGGCGGGCGAGGCCTTCACCGATCTCGTCTGGTACGAACCGCACGGCTTCCACTCGCGGCCGCACAAGGGCGCGATCGGCTATCTGATGGCGCCGGGTGGCCGGCGCGACCAGGGCATGGTCATGGCCGCATCCGAGCCCGGCAAGGTGCCGGAGATCGGCGAGGGCGAGGCGGCGATGTACGACAATGGGTCGAACGTCGTGACACTCACGGTCTCCGGATGGGCGTTCAACATGGACGTGACGATTACCGGCAACCTGACGGTTTCGGGCGACATCGAACTCGGCGGCGCCCTGACCGCCGGCGGGAGCATCACGGACACGGACGGGGACGGCGGCGCATGAGAATCATACCCATTCTCGACGGTGTCGAGGAAAGCCTTGCGCCCGATCTGCTGATCGGCTCGGACCTGATGGGCGACCTTTCGATTGCCGGCGATTCCGAGCCCGGCAACAGGGGAGGGCTGGCGGCTCGGCATCCCCTCGAAACGGCCGTCACGATCTGCCTGATGTCCGACGCGCGCGTCGACGAAGACGAGTTGCGGCCGGGTGACGTCAACCGCGGATGGGCCGGCGACAGTTTCGATCTCGTGGATGGCGAGGCGCCGATCGGCTCGAAACTGTGGCTGCTTCGCCGTCGCACCGTTGACGACGTGCATGTACCGCGTCTTGCCGAAGCCTACACGCTTGAGGCGCTGCAGCCATTGATCGATCAGGGCGCGGCGGCCGAAGCCACAGCGACCGCCGTCGCAGATCCTGCGCGCAATCGTCTCGAACTGTCCGTCACTCTCACCGATCGCGCCGGCAATTCGCTGGTCGACCGGAAGTTTTCGCTTCTCTGGGATCTTCTCGCATGATTTCCATTCCGCGCACACTTGCCGAGCTCAGCCAGAAGATCCGCGGCGACATGCGCCGGGAGCTGCCGGGCACCGACGCCAATGTCTGGCCGAACAACCTCTCGGTGTTCGGCAAGGTCTTTGCACTGGCGATCCATGAGATCGACCTGCGCGGTGCCTGGCTCTACCGGCAGATATTCGCCTCGCTTGCCGACGGCGCGCATCTGGAGCGCCACGCCTACGAATTCGGCCTCGCGCGCAAGCAGCCGAGCCGGGCAAGCGGATTTATCGAGACCACGGCCTCGCCCTCGACGATCTATCCCGCCGGTATCGGCTTTCTCTCGGGCGGTGCGATCTACCGGACGGCCGGCGAAGTGCAGTCGCTTGCCGACGGGACCGTCGTCTTTCAGGTATATTCGGAAGGCACCGGGTCGGCGATGAACCGCGACCCCGGCGAGGTTCTTTCTCTCGCCGATGTCGCGCTCTTTCCGGATATCGCCAACGCGGCGACCGTCGGCTATGGCGGCATTGGCGGCGCGGCGGACCGTGAGGACGACAACTCGCTGCGCGCCCGTGTGCTCGATCGCAAGCGCCGTCCGCCGCAGGGTGGGGCGCTGTCCGATTACGAGCAGATTGCACGCGCCATTCCCGGCGTAAGCGCGGCATGGGCCTATTCGTTCGCCAACGGTCCCGGAACGATCGGTCTGTGGTTTCTGTTCGAAGGGCGCGACAACGGCATCCCGACGCTGTCTGACGTCCAGGCCGTCAAGGCGAGGGTGGATCTGCGGCGGCTCATTCGCGCGCGCGGCGTTTTCGTCTCGGCGCCTTATCCTTCGCCAGTCGACATCCAGATCCGTAACCTCTCGCCGGATACGGCGGCCGTTCGCGCGAAGGTCGAGGCCAGCCTTGCGATCATGTTCAAGGCGAGAGCACAACCCGGCGTGGCGGCCGAGCCGTTCACCTTCTCGCGGTCCTGGATCGCCGAGGCAATCTCGTCGGCGATCGGCGAGGATCGGCACGAACTCGTTCTGCCCGCCGCAGACATCACCTATGCTTCCGGCGAAATCCCGGTGCTCGGCGCGGTGACCTATGTCTGACGCGCCATTCGATCCCGGCCGCATGGCCGGCGGCATGTACCGGCTTCTGCCGATCGCGGGATCATGGCCATCGCGACCCGTGCAGGGCGACACGCTGTCCGACCCGGAACTCGATCTCGTTGCCGAAACGCTGTTCGCCGCGTTGCCGAAAGGCGCCGCCTGGCGCTCGCCGGACAATGCGGCGTTCGACAGGAATTCCCGGCTTGCCGCCTTCTGGCGATCCTTCGCCCCGGTGCTCGCGGAAACCTATGGCCGGCTGTTCCGCCTCACGCAGGAATCGACCGCTTCGACGCTCGATCAGTCGCTCGAGGAATGGGAACTCGAATACGGCCTGCCCGACCCCTGCTTCGGCGAGACGCAGACGCGGACGCAACGCATTCGCGCGCTTCTCGCCAAGGTGCGCTCGACGGGCATCATCACCAAGGGCGATTTCGTCGGGCTCGCCGCCTCGATCGGTTACACGATCGAGATCACGGAACCGCTGGTGTTCGTCACCGGTTTCTCGCGGCTTGGAGAGCCGCATGGAACGGGGCACGCAGCGCATTTCTTCTGGCGCGTTCATGTGACGGGCCGGGCGACCAAGCGTTTCGAGACGGGCCGCGGCAAATCGCGGACAGGCATCGACAGCCTTCTCGATATTTCGCGGGCGACCGACCTCGAATGTCTCTTCCGGGGGCTCAAGCCCGGCTGGACGCGCGTCATTTTCGACTACTCTTAAAGGACAGACACCGATGGATTATGTGCCGCCGCTCAATGCGACCGCGACGGGCGAGAACCCGCGTCCGGAATATTTGGATGGCAACGAACAGACAGGGCAGGATGGCTCCTATGTTTCGGGCCGCTCGATCGAACACCCGATGCGCGAGGTTCTCGCCGTCATCGAGGGCGCCGGTCTGACACCGACCAGCGCCGACCTGACGCAGCTCAAGCAGGCGATCGACACGCTGATCGCCGCGGCGGTTTCCAGTGGCGGCGGTGGGGGCTCGGGGGAGACGCTCAATTTCCTGCTCAACCCGGTCTATCCCTACATCACGGTCAATGGCGGCTTCATGACCGTGAATGCCGGTTCCGGCTCGGTGACGCTGGCGGCGGGGCAGACCTTCGTTTATCGCGGCGGGGTCAGTTATTCGACCAGCGATTTCGAACTCGCCGACCGGCAGTTCGCCACGCTGGCGAACAAGACCTATCATCTGCGCTGGCGCTACAATGCCGGCGAGCCGGAACTCTCGCTCAACGATCTGGCGGACGCCGGCTACAATCCGGGATCGCTGGCCGAAACCCATCAGGCATTCGACAGCGGCTTCGACGACATGCTGATCGCCCGCGTGGTGACCGACGGCTCGAACGTCGCCACCATCACTTCGCTGAAAAACAGCCAGGTACTGGCAGTCGCCGAAATGCTGGCTGGCAGCAATGGTCAAAACCTAGCCGCCAACGGGGCCTGTTTCGACTTTTCCAAAACACTGAACTGGGCGCGGTCACCTGCGAGTTTCTCATTCCATCAGGCCAAGAGCATCAACAACGGATCTCAGGCGGACAGGGATTTCAACATCACGGGTATCGGTATCGCGGCCAATTCCACCGCGCTCAACGCGGCGACGCCGACGATCGCCCTCACGCGCTATGGCATGGCGCAGCGCGTCGAGTCTGACTACGCCTCGGAACTACACATGCATTTGAGTGCGAGGGCCTGACATGGCGGACGACGCTTTCGGCCTAAAGAGCCCGAATAATCCCAAGGCCTACACACCGCCGGCAGGTCTCGAGGCGGTTCACCGCGAGGGGAACACCTGGGCGATCCAGGGCGACCGGACAGAGAACACCTCGCATATCGAGGTGAACCAGTGGAACTACATGATCGCGCTCTGGCGCGGCCTCACTTTCGTCGAAGGTGTCGATCTTTCCGATCTCAATTCGGGCGACCCGATGCTCCTGAAGGAAATCGTCGTCCGTTCGATCGATGCTGTCGGTGGGCCGTATTTGACGGGCGCGGCTGCAGCAGCGAGCACCGCCACGACGAAAGCCGGGGAGGCGGCTGATTCCGCTGACATCGCCGTCGGCGCGGCCGGGACGGCAACGACCAAGGCCGGCGAAGCGGCTGGTAGCGCGGGTACTGCCGCCGGAGCTGCAGGAACAGCCACAACCAAGGCTGCCGAAGCGCTGGCGAGCGCGAATGCGGCGGGCACCGCGCGTGCGGCAGCGGAGAGCGCGCGGGACGCGACGCTTGCTGCCTTCGACGAATTCGACGACACTTATTTGGGTGCTTTTGCAGTCGCCCCGACGACCGACAATGACGGCGACCCGCTGCAACCTGGCGCGCTCTATTTCGATACTGTTGCCGAAAGCATGAAGCTGTGGACGGGCTCCGCGTGGGTCGCGGCCTATGTCAGCGCCGAGGGCGTACCTCTTCTCGCGAATAACGGTTCGGATTACAACACCGCAGTGTTTCGTGCCAATATTGGCCTCAACAACGTCAACAACACTTCCGACGCCGACAAGCCGGTGAGCACCGCCCAGGCCGCGGCCCTGGCAGGGAAGGCAAGCTCCGGCCACTCGCACTCTGCCGCTACATCCGCTGCACCGGGTTTCATGGCTGCCGAAGACAAGGCAAAGCTGGATGCGATCGAGGACTACGGCGCTGCTGACGTGGGCGATGGGGACGACGACGAAACCCCTCTGGCCCCCACCGAAGCAGCTCTGATGGCTGCCGCCAAAAAATGGGGAGCGCCGTCTTACGCCCTGATCCTTGATCGCAAAGCAAGTGGCGCGTCGGGCGGCACCTTCACCGCGGGTGCATGGCAAAAGCGCGATCTCAATCATATCAGACACGATCCTGGAGGTATCGTGTCCGGACTTCTGAGCGGTGAGTTTACACTGATACCGGGAAAGTACGAGATCGCACTGTTCGCACCCGCCTATCGCGTAAACAACCATCAGATACGGCTCTACGATGTGACGAATGGGGTTATGGTCGAAGGCGAAGGCAGTTCTGAGTTCGTCACTAATGGCGCTGCGGGATCTTCGACCAAGTCCAACGCGTTTGTGCACGTTGATATCTCCGAGGCAACCACCTATCGCGTCGAGCATCGATGCGAGGTTTCGAACAGTTCCATAGGGTTCGGGCTTTCCACCGGTTTCGGCGGCTGGGAAGTCTACACTCAAGTTCATATTGAAAAGATGGGTTGATGACCAATTTCGCGATGCTCGTCGGCGATATCGTCGATCACACACGGACTGACTTCAAACCTGGTTATGTCGAGGTGCCGGACAATGTCTGCGGCGGCTGGATACGGGAAGATGAAGGTATTTTTTCACCGCCGGTTCCCGTTGCAGAGCCGGTGCTTCCGGATCAGGTCAACACAGAGCGCGACCGCCGCATCGAGGATACATTCCTGTTCCAAGGCGTGGCCTACCAGCTCGATCAGAAAAGCCAGCAGAACATCACGGCGAAGGGCGCGCAGGCCAAGTTCGCGGTGCTCGACGGCGCGATCGAGGGCGATCTCCGCTGGGCCAATCCCGCTGTTGATTTCGGCTGGATCGCCACCGACAACACAGTGACACCGATGGACGCGCCGACCATGGCAGCCTTTGCCGATGCCGCCGATCTCTGGGTGACTTCCCACATCATGGCGGCCCATGCACTTAAGCAGATGGACCCGATCCCCAGCGGTTATGCGACGGCTGCGGTCTGGCCTCAGCCCGGCGTAGCTACCTGATCTCGTTCCGCCGCATGTATGCCGAACTCTGCAAGGCTCCGAGCGAACCGCCGATTGATCTCGCGAAACTCGGAAAGCCGCGACGAAGCGGACAGCGGTGCCCGCTCGAGCGCATCTTCGATGGATCGTGCTAGGCCGTTCGCGTCGCCGCGGTCGTAGGGAACGAACTCAGGGGGAAGTTCGAATAGGTCGAGAACATCGCGAAATTTGGTCGAGTATCCGACGAGGCGAACCGAGCGCCCTGACAGAAGAGACCAATAGGCGAAATGGTAGGAGTTGGTGACGACCGAGCCTGTTTCCGCGAATAGCGGCGCGATGTCGGCATAGGACATGGAATTGGTGCCGACGATCATCTCTGGATAGGCGTCAATAATCGGCTCGATCGACCCTGATGCCCGATCGTCTTTGCTCAAGAACAAGCCAGGCCGGTCACCGATTGGCGTTTCCGCTATCGGATGGAGGCAACTGACGCAAGGCACATGCTCAATTCCGTCGCCAGCGGAGGATCGGTCTCTTGTCGAGGCTCTGGCATAGGTGGAGAGAATGGCGCGCCGTTTTAGCGGCTTTGCCGGTTTGGACAGACTTTGGCTGCTGCCGATACCCCACGCCACCTTCACATCGGCGGAAATCTCCGAGGCAGCTTTGACGCCGAGGTCCGGGTAGGCGCCGCCGCCGACAATCAGTGTTGAGCCGTCGCTATGAAATTCGAAATAGTGCTTCGGACTGCAAAGCTCATCGCCAAGGTTCGGCACCGTAGGCTTGTTGTGCAGAAAATGAACACCGGGTGAAAGCAACTGCTGACGACGAAAAAATCTCTTAAGTAACATTCGGCACACGTAGCGTAATTTGCTTATTTATGCAATCGCTAATGCGCGATGACCTCTTTACGGGGACTTCTTATTATCCGGCCGTGGAAGCCGCCGCTAACACGAACGCGATAGGCAAAACAGTTCCTATAAACTGCCCGCATGCATCCGATTATCGTTTGCCATTTCACGCTTAGTACCCACTACGAGGAGCACTCGAACAACCTTCGCCGGTCTGCCGAGAAATATGGTCTGGACTACCGGATTGACTGCGCATGGCACTGGAGTTTGGGCGCAGGGGCGAAGAAGTACGTGTCGAAACTAAATGCTGCGGGCAGGCAGGCCCTGAAGTTCTACTGTGTGGTAAAGCTTCTGGTCTTCCCTGTGCCCCTCTCCAAGGAAGTATCTTCCACCGTCAGCGCATCTTCGTGAGCCTCACCTGTCGTCTGGTTTGTCGCTGCGACCAGGTCGCTCCACAAGCCGAGCACCTTACCGCATTCCGAACAGTCGACCTCTTCAAAAGCCTCGACCGATCCTGTGATTGAATTCACTTTGTCGCAATGAGGACAAGTGACTGTAACAGAATGAACTTCGAATTCTGACATCGGTGTACCCCTGAACCGGTGAGAGATAGCCGTCTATTCGACGCGGCTTATACCTAGAATAATCGCGTTTGCGGGAAATTCAATATCCCGCGCCCGTGCCTTCCCGTGGAGAAATCTCATGATCCTCGTCGCCAACTGGCGCCGGGTGCTCCGGCGTGCCTGGAGCGTCCGGGCGATCGCGTTCGCAGCACTCTTCTCCGCTCTCGAAGTGGCGCTGCCGTTCCTCGAGGGCGTGCTGCCGGTGCCACGCGGCGTGTTCGCCGCCCTCTCGGCCGGGGCCACCGCGCTCGCCTTCATCTTCCGCATCCTCGCACAGAAGGAATTCGACGATGCCGATCAACAGTCTCTACAAGACGAAGCGCGCCAAGGCGGCGATTGCGGCAGTCCTGGCCGTGGCGACCTCGATCGGCGGCATGCTCTACGCGACGACCGATGACGGCCGTCGCTATCCCGCCGCCGTGATCCTCGCCACCGACGAGCTGATCAAGCCGTGGGAAGGGCTGGTGCTCGAATCCCACTGGGACCGCTACGGCAGGCGGTGGGACATCTGCTACGGCGAGACGAAGGGCATCGGCCCCGGTATGAAGAAAACGCCGGAAGAGTGCACCGAAATGCTCTATCGCCGCGTCTATGCGGATTTCTATCTTCCGCTGACCCGATGCGCTGCGACCTTCACCGACGCGCCGATCAGCGTGCAGGCTTCCATGGTGTCCGGATCTTATAATTTCGGCAAGGGCGCATGGTGCCGTTCCACCGCGGCGAAGCACATCCGGGCCGAGCGCTGGAAAGAGGCGTGCGCCGCACAGACCGCTTACAACAAGGCCGGCGGGCAGGTGCTGCGCGGCCTGGTCACCCGCCGTGAGATGGGCGATGCCCGCCGCATCGGCGAGGCGGAACTCTGCCTCTCGGGGATCGAGTGATGTTCGCTTTGCTCACCATCCTCAAATGGGGGGTGCCGGCGCTCATTCTCGCGGCACCCTTCATTCTCACGGCCTTGTATCCGTCGGCGCGCCGGTTCCTGATGGCGGCCATCCCGATTCCGCTCTTCGTGCTGGCCGCGCTCGCCGCCTGGCTCTGGCTCAACCAGGAGAGCGCCATTCTCGGCGCGGTGCAGGTTCGCGTGAAGGAGATGGTGGCCGGCGCCGAACTCGACGCCGCCAAGGCTGTGAATGAGCAGCTCCGCCGCCGCAACGAGCTGCTGGCCCGCGCGGCCGAGGCCTATTCCGCAGTGCTCGCCGAGGTCCGCCTCGAGCAGGCCACCACCACCGAACAGCTCGAACAGGAGATCGCGCGTCGTGAAGCCCAGATCGATCCCGCTCGCCGCCGCCGCGGCCTTGATAGTTCCGACATTGAGTTCCTGCGCAGCCATTGACAGCTCGCGCTATCGTGAAGCCGTGGTCGCGAGGGCGGAAGCCGAGGCCCCGCCGCCGCGCTATCTCGTGCCCGACGACTGCCGCGCCACCGAGGCCCATGCGGCCCTCGTAATCGGTGCCGATCCGGTCTCCGTGCTGGCTCGCGAGCGGGCGGCGCTCAACCGCCAGAACGCGCGCACGCTGCGCTGTGCAGACCATGCGCAGCGCGTGTTCGACCGGCTCGCGGCGGACTGACTGGTGAACCACCTTCCATGGCCGGAGCCCGAGCCTGGCCCACCCTGGCGCGACCCGACCTTCCGGCTCGCGCTCGGGCTCATCCTCGCCGTGCTGCTGGCCGGCCTTCTTCTGTTTTGATTGGGGACAATATGGAAACAACGATCACATGGGGCGATCTGTCCGCCTTTCTCGTTGCGATCGTCGTGGTGGGCGGAGCGCTCGCCGGTATCTGGTGGCGCATTCACCAGACGATCAGCAAGGTGCGTGATGAGGGGAGCGCCGAGCGACGGGCACTTTCCGCCCGTATCGAGGAGGTTCGCGCCAAGGGGGCGAAGGAACTCGATACCTACAAGCTCGAGGTCGCTAACCGCTACGCGACGGCAGACGCCATCCGCGAGGTCGAGGGCAGGGTGGTCGAGGCCATCAACCGTTTGGGTGACCGGCTCGACAGCCTGTTCGCGCCGAAGCAATCGAAACCTCGATCCCGGCCGCAACGTCGGCCCGGCGGCGGAGAGTAAGCCCATGCCCACACCACGCCTGACCAATGAGGAAATCCTCCGGCGCGTCGAGATCTGGCGCGACCACGGGGAGGAATTCACCGCGGCAGCCAAAGCCCTCGGCAAGCCGGATACCTTCATCCGCCGCGCCGTGCTGGAGGCCGATCGCCGCGGCCTGCTCGATCCGCGCGATCCGCGCGTGCCCGACGGCACCCACATCAAGCGCCGGACGATCCAGACCGACGCGAAGGGCAACGAGACCGGCCGGTCGACGGTGATCGGCCCGGCCGCCGGCGCGGATTTCAAGATGCCGAAGGGCCACGCGCTCGGCCGGATGACGGCGCAGGCCAATGCCGACGGCGAGATCGAGCGCGTCTGGTACAAGACCGGCCGGCAAGCGGCCGATCCCGACCAGGTGGCGCGTCTTGTCCGCAAGGCGTTCAATCGGTTCCGGCCGGCAGCGCCCGTGCTGCCGGTGCCGGACTGCGATGCCGACCGGCTGACGGTCTACATCTTCACCGACTGGCATGTCGGCCTCTACGCCTGGGGAGCCGAGACCGGCGGCCGCGACTGGGATCTGACGATCGCCCGGCGCGTGCTCGCCGAAACGATCGCCGAACTGGTGAGCCAGACGCCGCCCTCGGGCCGCGCCCTGGTGCTCTGTCTGGGCGATCTGCTCCATGCCGACAACGCCAAGAACATGACCGAGCGCTCGGGCAACGTGCTCGACGTCGACACAAGGCACGCCAAATGCCTGCCCACGGTCACCGATCTTCTGACCGAGGCCTGCGAACTCATCCGCGCCCGGCATGCCCGGGTGGACGTGGTCATCAAGCCGGGCAATCACGATGCGGCCTCCACCGTCGGCATCCGCGAGGGGCTGCGGCTGTTCTACCGCAACGAGGCGAACGTCACCGTCGACACCTCGCCGGATCCGTTTCACTGGCACCGCTTCGGCGTCAACCTGATTGGCGGGGTGCATGGCGACCAGGCGCGCATGCCCGACCTGCCTTTGATCATGGCCAACATCCGCCGGCAGGACTGGGCGGATACCACCACAAGGCACTTCCACACCGGCCACATCCACCACGACACGCTGCGCGAGACCGGCGGCGTGCATGTCTATTCCCACCGGGCGCCCGTCGCCCAGGACGCCTATCACGCCGCCCACGGCTATCTCTCGGGCCGCTCGATGCGCGCCTACACCTATCACGCGGAACGCGGCTTCCGCTCCACCACGGAGGTCGAAATTCAATGAGCGAGATCGCAACGGAAACATTCGGGCCGATGGAGGGCTATCCCGACGACAACCCGAAAACGGTGCATGGGCTGACCAAGCCCTCGACCTTCGCCATACCGCCGATCGCCATCCTGCATCTCGGCCAGGCGATGGACAATGGCCGGCAGAAATACGGGCTGATGAACTGGCGCGAGCGGCAGGTCTCGACGTCGGTCTATGTCGACGCGATGGAACGGCACCTGCTGGCCTATCGCGACGGGGAGGAGGTGGCGGCCGATTCCGGCTGCCATCACCTTTCGCATGTGATGGCATGCTGCGCGATCCTGCTCGACGCCGCGGCCTGCGGCCAGCTCAACGACGATCGCCCGAAACCCGGCCCTGCCGGCGCGGCGATTGCAGCGTTTCCTACGAAAAACAGTTTGTAGGCCGTCCGTCCCCGGATGGCCACGACCCATGGAAGGGTCGACGACAGCGGGCGCAAATTGGGGCTAGCTCCCGCTCGGCAGATGGGTGAGATACCGCCGCATCCGGGCCCTCGCGGGCAAGGCTGGATGGCATTTTGTGGATCTCATGACAATGACCAATCTTTTTTCGATGAGCGAAGTCCGTCCGGTTTCGCCGCCCGCCGCCTATATCGGCGGCAAGAAGCAGCTTGCCGCGCGCGTGGCCTCGCTCATCGAGCAAATCCCCCATTCGATCTATGCCGAGCCCTTTGTCGGCATGGGCGGCGTCTTCTTTCGGCGCAAGCTGGTGCCACGCGCCGAGGTGATCAACGACATCTCCGGCGAGGTAGTGACGCTGTTCCGTATCCTGCAGCGGCACTATCCGCAGTTCATGGAAACGCTGAAATATCAGATCACCAGCCGGGCGGATTTCGACCGTCTGAGCCGGTCCGATCCGACCACGCTCACCGACCTCGAGCGCGCCGCCCGCTTCATCTATCTCCAGCGCCTGGCGTTCGGCGGCAAGGTGTCCGGCCGGAATTTTGGTGTCGACTACACCGGCGGCTCGCGCTTCAACCTCGGCCGCCTGGCGATCATCCTCCAGGAAGTGCATGAGCGGCTCGACGGCGTGACGATCGAGAACCTCGACTGGCGCGTTTCCATAGCGCGCTATGACCGACCGGACACGCTGTTCTACCTCGATCCGCCCTACTGGGGCTGCGAGACGGACTATGGACCGGGCGTCTTCAGTCGCGAGGATTTTGCGGAGATGGCTGAACTTCTGACCGGCATCAAGGGGCGCTTCCTGCTTTCGCTCAACGACACGCCCGGCGTGCGTGAGTGCTTCGCGCGGTTCGCTTTTGCGGATGTGTCGCTGACCTATTCAGTTTCTGGCGGGGAGGGCGTTGCGGCGCGGGAGGTGGTGATCATGGACCAAGTGAGTGCGGGGGAGGTGAATCTGCCGCTGGGGTAA